AAAAGGTGCTGCACCTTCAACACAATTTCCTGACGCGACAGGATGGGGGGCATTTAAGAGAATTACAATTAACAATAATGCAACTGATTGGGCAAATACTGACTATTACGCTTACTTATTGGGTCAAGAAACATTTGCAAATCCTGAAGCAACAAATATAAACGTATTTGTAACACCAGGTATTGATTTTGTAAACAATGGTAATTTGGTTGAAGACGCGATTGATATGATTGAAACTCAAAGAGCAGATTCATTGTATATTATGACATGTCCTGATTATGATATGTTTGCAACTACAACCACATCACCTGCGACAGATTTAATTTACCCAACTGAGGCGGTTGATGATTTAGAAACTACAGGTATAGATTCTAACTATACAGCAACTTATTATCCTTGGGTATTGACAAGAGATACGGTTAATAATACACAAATATATCTCCCACCAACTGCTGAAGTTTGTAGAAACTTAGCGTTGACTGATAATATATCTTTCCCTTGGTTTGCATCTGCGGGTTACACAAGAGGTATTGTAAATTCAATCAAAGCACGTAAGAAACTTACACAAGATGATAGAGATACATTATATCAAGGTAGAATCAACCCAATTGCAACATTCTCAGATGTTGGAACAGTAATTTGGGGTAACAAAACAACACAAATCGCTGAATCAGCACTTGATAGAATTAACGTTAGAAGATTGTTGTTACAAGCTCGTAAGTTAATTTCGGCAGTAGCGGTTAGATTGTTGTTTGAACAAAACGATGATAAAGTAAGACAAGACTTCTTAGATTCTGTAAACCCAATTTTGGATTCAATCAGAAGAGACAGAGGTTTAATAGACTTTAGAGTTGTAGTAACAAACACACCTGAAGACTTAGATAGAAATACAATGACAGGTAAAATTTACCTTAAACCAACAAAAGCTCTTGAATTTATTGATATTGAATTCTTAATTACACCTTCAGGAGCGTCTTTTGAGAATATTTAATAAATAAAATAAACGGGGTGGGAGAAATCTCACCCCTTAATCAAAAAATAAAAAAAATGAAATTTCCAAAGAAAACATTACTTGAAAATTTAAACATCAAATCAAATGGTGTTAAAACTTTTTCTGAAAAACCACAATCTGTTATTGTTACAGAATCACAATTAGAAAGAATTATCGCTAAGTTACTTAAGAAAAAATAATGAATTTAAAAAAAATTGTTCATAAAAACTTAATTAAGTTAGTTAATGAAGGGTTAGACCCTGATAAATTACCTGACCACAAATATTATGCATTTGATTGGGATGACAACGTAATGAACATGCCAACAAAGATTATGGTGGTGGATAATGAAGGTAATGAATTTGGGATAACAACTGAAGATTTTGCGGAATATAGACACATATTAGGGAAAGAACCGTTTGTTTATAATGGTAAAACAATTATTGGATATGCCGATAGACCATTTAGATATTTCAGAAAAGACGGTGAACAACAATTTTTAGAAGATGTTTTATATGCTGGGTTCGGTCCATCATGGGATGATTTTGTTGAGTGTATAAATGGTGGGTCAATATTTGCGATAATCACTGCAAGGGGTCACAATCCTGAAATTTTGAAAGAAGCGGTATATCGTATAATTAAAAATGACATTGGCGGAATCGACCAAGAAAAATTGGTTCAGTCACTCAAAGATTACAGGGAAATATCGGGTGAAGATATTAAAGATGATGATACTTTAATAAGAGAATATTTGGATATGTGTAAATTTCATCCTGTTTCATTTGGCTCTGGTGCTGAAGCAAACCCTGAAGAAGGAAAAATAAATGCTTTGAGAGATTTTATATCATATGTAAAACAGTTGTCTATGAAATTGGGTGGAAAAACATTGTTCAAAAATGATGTGTCCAATAATTTTGTGATACCAAAAATAGGGTTTTCTGACGACGACTTAAAAAACATAGAAAAAGTTAAGGAGTTCTTAGCAAAAGAATTTGGAAATGAGAACCCAGTGCAAACTTATTTAACTAAATCTAATATAAAAACTAAATATTAAATAACTAGATAATTAATAAACTAGAACGCCTAGGAAATATATGATGAAAAAAACCAAATAGTCAATATTTATAAGGAAAATAAACAGAAAAAAAAATAAAAAAACTAAAATAATATTATGGCTGACTTATTAATGAAAATGCCCGACCCTTACGAACCAAAACGAAAAAACCGATTTATTTTGACGTTTCCGTCTTCTTTGGGTATTAATTCTTGGTATGTTGAATCAACAAACCGTCCTAAAATAACAATTGCGTCCAAAGATATTCCATTTTTAAACACAAAAACATATGTTGCAGGTTCATTTGAATGGGGTACAATTGGTGTAACATTCCGTGACCCTATTGGTCCATCAGCGGCTCAGGCACTTATGGAATGGGTTAGATTACATGCAGAATCTGTTACAGGTCGTATGGGTTATGCTGCAGGATATAAAAAAGACGTTACTTTAGAAATGTTGGACCCTACGGGTGTTGCGGTTGAAAAATGGATACTGCAAGGATGTTTCTTAACTGACGTAGATTTTCAAGCTGTAACATACACTGATGACGGATTACAAACAATATCATGTACTATGAGACCTGATAGATGTATATTAGTATACTAATTATTTACAAAAAAACAAAGTCAGTTTATATTTAAAGCCAGACACAAGTCTGGCTTTTTTTATGGAAAACAACGAAATCAAATACGGTCAAATGAATTTTAACCTACCACATGACGTGGTACCACTTCCTTCGCAAGGAATTTTTTACAAAAATAAAAAGAAATCAATTAAAATTGGTTATTTGACTGCTCAAGATGAAAATTTATTGGCATCAACAAATATGGATGCGGTACAGATTATTAATCAATTATTGAGAAGTAAAATTTATGAGCCTGAATTTAAGATTGAAGAAATGTTAACAGGTGACGTTGAAGCTATTTTAATTTTCTTAAGAAATACTGCTTTTGGTACAAAATATAATCTTTATGTTACAGACCCAAAAACAAACCAAAGATTTGAAACTGCGGTTGATTTGTCAGAAATGAATATTAAAAAGACAGAACTAATTGCCGATTCAAACGGACATTTTGATGTTGTATTACCAACAAGTGGAGATAGTGTTAAATTAAAGTTTTTAACTTATGGTGAAGATAATGACATTGACAAAGAAATGGAAAAATATCCAAAAGGAGTTATAGCACCAAAAATAACAAAAAAATTAGAGGCTAAAATTGTTTCAATAAATGGTAATACAGATAGATTACAAATTTCACAATATGTTCAACAAATGCCGATTTCAGATTCTAAATTTATTAGAACTTACTTAAATGAACAAGAGCCAAGATTAGACCTAAAGAAAAAAGTAACAACCCCGTCAGGAGAAGAAATCGATGTAACAATTGATTTCGGGGTAGAGTTTTTTCGCCCTTTCTTCCAATTATAAAACAATTTTATTAGACGAAATTTATTTTTTGGTTAAAAACGGAAATTTTGTTTATTCCGATATTCTTATTATGCCAACATATGAAAGAAAATATTTTATAGGTAAAATAGTTGAAGAATATGATTTGATTAGAGAAAGACAAGAAAAATTTAATTAAACTATTTATAATATAGTTAATCAAATTATATGATGGCAGGAAGTAACGAAACAGTTGAATCACAAACACAAGCCGCGGATGGGTTATTAATCAAATTAGAGGCAATTAAAACAGCACTAATTGACTTAGCGGGTACAAAAGGGTTAGAGAACGGTATAAACCAAGCTTCAAAATTTGAACAAAAACTTTTTTCTGCAACCAGAGCTTTAGGTTTGGGTGCTGTACAAGCCCAACGAATGGAAAATATATTGGGTAAGGCGGCAACCAATGTATTAGAAATGGGTGGTAATTTAGAAGATGTTATTGGTACTTATCAGTCAATTAATGAGGCTTTAGAAAAAACTACCTTTTTATCTGCAAATGTTTTAACAAATATTGCCGCGGTTAGTAAATTTGGTGTTGGAGGAGAAACAGTAACAACAATCGCCAAATTTTTTGATAAAGTTGGTGGGGGTATGGAAGCGGCGGTTGAAAGAACCATAGAACTTACACAAACCGCACAAAAATACGGATTAAATGCTGGTAAATTTGTTGGAGATGTTGCAGGTCAAATGGATAAACTGAATAAATACGGTTTTCCAAAAGGGGTTGAAGATTTGGCATCTATGGTTGCAAAATCAAAAATGTTAGGAGACACCCTAAGTGTTGCACAAGGTTTTGCGGACCAAATAATGAGTGACCCTGAAAAGGCATATGAATATGCTGCGGGATTACAAACATTAGGTGGTTCATTTGCGCAATTGGGTGATGGTGCACAATTGTTATACATGGCTCAAAACGATTTGAACGGATTACAAGACCAAATTGTTAAGGCTACAAGAGGTATTGCAAGTTTCAACGAAGAATCGGGACAATTTGAAATTAGCGCAAATGAAAGAATAAGATTAAGACAAGTTTCTAAATTTGGATTAGATGCAGATAAAATAGAAGAAACCGCACTTAAATTAGCCAAACAAGAAAAAATAATTAAACAGCTTAATTTTAATCCTGAGTTTAAAGATTTAAAAGAAGAAGATAAACAAACTTTGGCAAATTATGCTCAATTATCAAAAGGAGGAAAAGTAACAATTGAAGGGAGTGAGATTACAAAAGGAACGGCAGGAATTAATGAAATTTTAAAAAGAATTCAAGGTACGGGAGCACAATTAACAACTGATGCTGAAAAAAATATAGATACAGTACAGGCAAACTTGTCTGCAAATGAAAGAGTAACACTAACAGTTAATAAATTAAATAATGTATATAGTGTTGCAATATTGAACACTCAAAAATTTTCAGAAACACTAAAAAGTATTTCAGATATAGGTGAAAAACCCGCAATATTAGCACAAGGAGCTTCAACCGCTTTTGCAGGAAAAATATCACAAAAAGTTATTAGTGCCTCATCAACAGTTGGAAATCTGGTGAGTAGCGCAACAACTGAAGCTCAAAGTTTTATGCAACGAGAAACAGGAATAAATATTGGTGCTGGTAAACCAATTGCTAATCAAGCCCAACCACTAACAGTAACAGGTGCAGTAAACGTAAAAATAGAAGGATTTGATTTAAAGTTATCTAAAAGTATAGTTGAAGAACTTGAAGGTTTTATTACTAAAAAAGTTAAAGAAGGACTTTATCCTGGACCTTATGTTGGTGGTTAAAAATAAAAAAAACACAAACATTCTATTTATAGTTAAAATAGAATATGGCAATAAGTAATCTTTCATTTTCAGCAACCGAAAAACTTAGAAAAGATTTATTAGTAAGGAATTTAGAACCATACTACGTAAAAAATTCTAGTACTCAATTATTGCCAAAATCTCAAGTTGGGACAAAAGAATATATATTTGACGAAGTACCATTAATAAATCAACCTGATTTAAAAGATACTGGACTTCCTGAAAAATCAAAATTATATGGTGTTAATCAATACGGACCAACAGGTGGATACACAACACAGGCAAGTCTACCATTATTAGTTAAATCATCAAATCAAGGTGAATTTGATTGGCCAAACGCAGTAACAAAAAAATTTAATGAAAGTTTATTAAAACAAAAAGAACTTATTGTTACTAACCAATACGGACCACAAGATGGATGGAGTGATGCTTCATCTGAATTAAATGTTAATATTGTCCAACCAAATATAAGAGATGAATATTATAACTTTATTGCATCATCCTATTCCCCATTTCAAATCCTAACTAAGAGAGACCCTGTTGGAAGTGAAGGTAGTTTATCACAAGATTCAAATATTGCAAAAATTGCTGCAACAAGATTAAAAAAATTATTTGAAGAATCAATTGCGTTTGAAACATATCAACAAACATTAGGTAGAGCAAACGTATTACAAACAAATAGTGACCCATATAGAATTTTAAATTTAATAACAGGTAGACAACCATTATTAGAACCCGATTGGAAAATAACAGTCCCATCTACTTTAGTTGGTAAAGGAATTGATTTTATATCAAGAGTTGCGGGACTATATTCACCCTATTCAATAATACCTGGTGATTACTTTTCAAGGGTACCAAAAGCATCACTAACCAATCAAATTGTTAATGCAGTTACAGGTTTATTTGGATTTCCAAATGTATTACCAACAAAGAAAACTTCTTCAGATGTTTTTCTTTCATTCACAAGTGGAGGACAAAGAAAAGCATTATTTTCTAATTTATCTGTTAACAGATACGCGCCCGATTATAAAGGAAATTTTTTAGGTAATTTAAATTTAAGTGCACCTCCAGGGAACTACTATATTGGTAGTAGAACTTCGGAACCTTTAGATATTGTATCACCATCGGGTGAAATTCCTGTTAATGAATTTGGGGTTGAAGTTGAAACTAATGTATACGGACCAAGCGTATTAGGTAAACTTTATGAAAATAATGTTGATTTACCGTTTGGATTAAATTTAACATCAACAATAGATGGTGGAGGAGTTCAAGGAGGATTTACATGGGTTTCACCAAAATATAAGGGAAATGCAGGACAAAAAATTGGACAGGGTGGTGAAAAATATGGTCAAGATTCTGGTTATCAACCAATAGCTGCACAATATACAAATAGTGAATCAACAAACTTTCCATTTAAAAAAGGTTCAATACTTGATGACACACAAAGAATTATTGAATCACAACCAGCGGGCTCAAAAAAATTACAACACGTAGGAAATGCAATTGACCAAGTATCGAAAGTGTTTAATGACGGATACAAAGAAATAACAAAGGGTTCAAGAGTAATTAAATACGTAGATAATAATGGTATTTTTAAAGGTGAAGAATATGGAAGAGTTTTTGCTAAAGATATACCATATTATGACCTTACTAAGTTACAAAAATCAGACGGAAACATAAGAAAAAATCCATTTTCAATTCTAACCAACACATATAATTTAAATATGTATCCTACCTCAGGTCCTGAATCAACAACATTGGGTGGTGGTTCGGTAAAAAAATATATGTTATCTTTAGAAAATTTGGCTTGGAGAACATCTAGAAGACCTGGTACAACATATAATGATTTACCTGAGTCAGAAAGAGGCCCAAATGGAGGTAGAATTATGTGGTTTCCACCATACGATTTAACTTTTTCAGATTCAAACAGTGTTGGTTGGGAAAAGAACTCTTTTTTAGGTAGACCTGAACCAATTTATACTTACCAAAACACCGAAAGAACTGGTTCATTATCATTTAAAATTATTGTAGACCATCCTTCAGTAATGAATCTTTTGGTTAATAAAGTATTAACAAATACATCATCTAGTCAAGTTGCAGACCAAGTTCTTGAATCTTTCTTCGCTGGTTTAACAAAATTTGACGTATACGAATTATCCAAAAGATTTACAAACTTTTCACAGACAGAATTGTCTTACATACAACAATTAATTAATGCTTCAGGCGACCCTGAAAAAATTAAAAATTTGGTAAACGGTTCATTACCTAAAGGTGGTGATGGTGCTGGTGGTTCTATGGATTCAAACAATTCGGTTGGACTACCCGTTTACACTCCACAATTAACACAATTTAAAAACTCAATATTTTATTTTGATGTTGATAATGGTGGCGGTAATGACTATTTGGATAGTGTTACAAACTATTTTCTAAGTAAAAACGCGGAACAAATTAACCCAACACAATTATCAGACATAGAACAATCAAAGAAAGTTCTTACCGCATTTACAGAAAGTATTAATAATATTTTACAGAGTAATGCGAATTTAAAAATAAAAATTAAAATAAAATCAGGTTCTGATGGCGGCGAACCAATCGATGTCCAAGAAGAAAGAGGTACTTGTTTACTTGAAACTTTAAAAAGTTTAACCAAAGACAATCCAAGAGTTAGTTATACTGAAGAATTTGTTGGAAATTTATTGGAAACTCTAACTGAACCACCATATGATTGTAATACCGTAAATTTAAATTATTATGAGACAGGACCTGTTGCTTGTAGAAGGAGTGTTATTACTGACATTATTGAAATACCTGAACCAAACTTAAACAATCCAAACGGTGGAATTTCAACACAACCAACATCAAGATTAGAAAGACTTTTAGGGATAAATCCAAATCAAAATAATACATCTCTTAATAATAGAGAATTAACACAGGAACAATTAAGTAAACAAGTAATTAGAAAATTACTTTCAGAAGCAGATTATTTCCAATTTGTTAGAGAATCAAATCCATTTATTTATGATTCATTAAGGGAAAAATTAAAATATTTTCATCCTGCTTTTCACGCTATGACACCTGAAGGTCTTAATGAAAGGCTAACATTTTTATTACAATGTACAAGACCTGGCGATACAATACCAACAAAACAAGGTACACAATTAATTGATAAAGATGCTAGAAACACATCGTTTGGTGCACCACCTATTTGTATTTTAAGAGTTGGAGATTTTTATCACTCTAAAGTTGTTATTGATAGTTGTAATTTCACATATGAAGATTCAAAATTCGATTTAAATCCTGAAGGTATTGGTGTACAACCAATGATTGTTGGTGTGTCATTAAGTTTTAAATTTATTGGTGGACAAGGACTTAGAGGACCTATTGACGAGCTTCAAAATGCACTATCATTTAACTTTTTTGCAAATACTGAAATGTACGACGAAAGAGCAACAGACTCTGCTTCTGTTTCAGCATATAATAAAGAATTTATTGAACAAACACAACCCGCAGGTGAAATACCACAAAACGCAAACTCAAATGTTCAAAATGAAGGTGGAACTACAATAGGTGCAATACAAGGAGCTTTTGAAAACTCAGGGGCGACTGCAACTGTAATATATAAACCAATATTTAATGAATTTGTTGATTCATTTGTTGAATATGCTAATACGGTGTATAATAAACTTGAAGAAGTTAATAAAGAATATAACGATGGTATATTAATGTTAT